CCCATGCGAGTTATCAACAAGACAATGGAACGTGGAGCGACAAAACAAAAAAACGGAACCCTGTGGAAAACGGGTTGCGTTGTGATGGAAGATTTCATCCCGTTAAAGTACAAGGGTAAAACTATCCAGGTTAAAGAAAACGGCCATATCCCGAACCCGGAGCTTGATTCATGGTTCACAGAGGAATATTATTTTCAGGCTATGGTGCGAGTCGGGCAAGCAACACTTTTAAGAACCCGGCCTGTTTTTAACGGCTGGTCTTGTGAATTTACGGTTATGTTTGACGCGAGCGTTATCAACCGCGAGTCCGTTTTGCTTGCGGCAACCGATGCGGGGCGGTTAGTCGGATTGTGTGAATGGAGAATTGAAAAAGGCGGAAGTTTTGGGCGGTTTCAGGTTGAGGTTGTAGAATAAGGTATGGCCTGATCAGGTATGGTCCGGTGCGCAAGTGTCAGGCTCGGTGATGTAAGGAAGTGCGCGGTGATGCGGGGCCAGGATAGGTTCGGTGGGGAGTGGTACGGCAAGGACAGGCAGGGAAAACCCTTAGCGAAAGGAAAATCAAATGACTGAATATATAAGTCCAGAAAAAGAGGTTCCGTTAGTTGACGTTGCGTTATCTGAAATTTTAGAGCGGTTCGAGGCGCAGGGTTACGGCGTTAAATTTACTCACGACGAATTAAAGGGGTGGATGGGTATCAGGAAGGCAACCGAGGTCTCCGAAGTTAAAAAAGAAGATCTTGACTATATGACTGGGACCGGTGGGATTAAATACGCCCTTTCTGTTGATTATAACCTGTGTTTTTTTAGCATCCTGGGCCACGGCTACGAGATATTGCATCCAGACGAACAGGTAAACAAGGGCGCTGATTATTATATGAAAAAGTCTCAAAAGGCGCTTGCACGGCATGCCAGGACGCTTGTTAATTTAGACATAACGGAACTCAGCGCGGAAAATCGACTTTTACAAATAAACAAGACAAACAGGGCCGCTTTTATTAAGGCACAATTCAGGAGGCGGCAATTGCCGGGGGCTGTGAAGGTTAAGGCTATTGGGTAAAGCGAGACGGGGTAGTGTCTGGCGAGGAGCGGAACGGCAAGGCTCGGCCAGGAAAGGTTGGGACTCGCGCGGTCTGATTGGGCGACGTGTGGTCTGGATTGGTACTGTGCGGTTGGGCAGGGAAACCACAACAAAGGAGAGCACTATAATTTGATTTTAGTTAAGCAGGGCACGGTATGGCATGAACGGCGGTGTACGGTAAGGAGAGGCGGGGTTTTGTAAGGCGGGGTTCGGTTTTGCAAGGGAAAAGCTCGGTTATTAATTTAACCGGGCTTTTTTACGTTAAAAGTTAAAGTTATTATAATCCTAAACCAAAAATAGTGTGACATTTGTACCCATCCGTACCCATCCGTACACATACAAGCCCATATTTTTATGCTACGCTTATAGCGTTTGGTATCTTTTTCACCTCCTTTTGAGGGCGGATATGGGCAGAATATCAGGTTTTTTAGCAAAACGAGTTGAATCACTCATTAAACGCGACGCGTTAAGCGATCCTAACCACTGGTTAGCTAACATTGCACGCAATTCCACATCCGCTGGCATTAACGTCACTGCCCAGTCCGCCTTGCAAACCTCCGCCGTTTTCGCATGTGTCCGCGTCATATCCGAAACCATAGCAAGCCTACCGCTTAAAATTTATCGCAGAAAACCAGACGGCGGCAAGGAACCGATGCCGAACCACCCGCTGCAAAACCTGTTAAACCGCGTCGGCCCGACTCCATGGCTATCAGCGCCTGAGTTTTGGGAAATGCAATGCGGCCATAACGCCCTACGCGGCAACGCTTACAGCTTCAAAGTTAAAGACGGCACCGGCAAATATATCGGCTTTGTGCCGTTAAATCCTGCCAACATGCAAATTGATGTCCGCTTAGACGATTTCGCAGAGCCTAAAATAATTTATAAATACACGCCGGACGGAAAGGGGATGCCGGTTGATCTGGCAGCCGATGACGTTTGGCACCTGAAGGGGATTAGCACCGATGGCTTTACGGGCCTTTCACCCTTAGCGCTGGCATCTGAGGCCATCGGGCTATCCATTGCCGCTGAAGAGCACGGCGCAACATATTTTAAAAACGGCGCGGCTGCCTCCGGTATTGCACAATACCCGGGACGACTAAAAGGAGATGCGAGCAAGCGTTTCCGCGAATCCATTCAGGATGCCATATCAGGCTCAAACAAATTTAAAGTGCTGCTACTGGAGGAAGGTGCAACCTGGGCCAGCATCGGCATGGATAACCGGGACAGCCAATTTCTTGAGACCCGGCAATTCCAGGTTGAAGATATTGCCAGGATTTTTCGAGTGCCGGCTATCTTAATTGGCCATCCGGACAAATCCAGCACGTATGCCAGCGCCGAGCAGTTTATGATTTCTTTTGTGACCCATACCATCCGGCCCTGGCTGGTACGTATCGAAAAAAGCATATCAAAGCACCTGTTGGCCGCCGACCGTCAAAACTATTTTGCTGAGTTTCTCGTGGACGGCCTTTTAAGGGGCGATATCAAGTCCCGCTATGACGCTTATGCCGTGGCCATCCAAAACCTTTGGATGAATCCCAATGAGGTCCGGGCCAAAGAAAACATGGACCCACGCGAAGGTGGTGACGAATACGTTAATCCGAATATAACCGCAAAAGACGAAGGATCAGACGATGGAGCTGGAGAAGAGGACATATAAAAGCACAATTATAGGCATCGAAACCCGCGAAGACGCACCGCCCGTTATCAAGGGCCATGCAGCGGTTTTCAACGTTATCGAGTCCGGCGGCTGGTTTAGAGAGCAGGTTGCGCCAGGCGCCTTTAAAGAAAGCCTAAAAAATGACGATATCCGGGCGCTTTGGAACCATGACACCACAATCGTGCTGGGCCGCAACCGTGCCGGAACACTAAAGCTGTGGGAGGACAAAAAGGGCCTGGCAGTCGAAATCACGCCACCTGATACCCAGCTTGCCCGTGGCCTTGTCGAGTCAATCAACCGGGGCGATGTTACCCAAATGAGTTTTGGCTTTATCGTTAAAAAGGCGACCTGGACCGAGGAAGACGACGCAGACGACGATTTGCGGACCCTGGAGGAAATTGAGCTTTGGGAGGTCTCGCCGGTGACATTTCCTTTTTACGAGGCCACCGATATCGGGCTTAAATCAGAGCACAGAGAATGGCGGGATGGTCTATCACTACCGCATGTAACCAGAAATAAATACATGAAATCACTGTTAACACACAACAAAAACAATAAGGAGTATAGTCTATGAAAACCTTAGAGCAACTACTCAAACGTCAAAACGAGATCATCAGCGAGCAGGACTTGATTTTGAAGACTGCGGACGATGACGACAAGCGGGATTTGACCGAAGAGGAAGAAACCGGCTTTAACGAACTGCAAACCGAACTGAAAGCGCTGGACGCCGAAGTCGACGCACTCAAGAAAAAAGAGGACCGACAGGCAGAGCTTGACCGCCGAAAGGCCGAGCTGAAAAAACCAGTCAACCAACCGCCCCGAATGGCGGCCACGTTTACGCCGGACAACCCTGCCGAGTTTAAAAACATCGGAGAATTTTTGTATTCCGTGCGTTTTAATCGGGACGACAGGCGGCTATATGACCTCTACGAGGACCGGGCCCAGTCCATGGGCACCGGGACCGAGGGCGGCTTTGCTGTACCGACTCAGTTTGTAGGTACTCTCATGTCAGTCACGCCTCAGGAGGCCATTTTTCGTCCGCGTTGCCGGGTGATTCCGGCAGGTAGTCCGCCAGACAGCGAAATCTCAATGCCCGCCCTGGACCAGGGATCGGCGAAAAATATGAGGGCCGGTATCGTTTTTGACTGGATCGCAGAGGGCGCCACCAAACCCGAAACCGACATGGCTCTGCGTGAGGTTACGCTCAAGCCTCATGAGGTTGCGGGCTACACAGTCCTTACCGACAAGCTGCTTCGCAACTGGACGGCAGCGGCATCGGTGCTTGAGGCGCAATTTAGGCTTGCCATGATTGCCGTTCAGGAAGATGCTTTTTATAACGGCGACGGCGTGGGCAAGCCCATCGGCCTTTTGAGCAGCCCGGCCCGTATCGACTACAACCGCGCAACGGCAAACCAGATTGCTTTTGCTGATATCGCCGGGATGTATGCCAGGCTCCGAATGAACATGAGCCCGGTATGGATTGCAAGCCAAACCACAATTCCGCAGCTTGTCAATATTGCGGATGCTGGTAGCAACAACCTGTGGGTGCAAAACGCGGCTGCCGGCTTGCCGCCTTCGCTGATGGGAATCCCGGTGCTCTTCCATGAGCGTAGTGTTGCGCTCGGGACCGCCGGCGACTTGGTGCTTGCAGATCTGAGCTACTATCTCATTAAAGACGGCTCCGGGCCGTTTGTTGCGGCCAGCGAACACGTTTATTTCACCAGCAATAAAACCGTCATAAAGATTTTTACCAACGTTGACGGCAAAAGCTGGCTAAACGAGGCGATTCCGCTGGAAGGCAGTACCAGCAACACCGTGAGCCCGTTTGTAGTTCTGAACTAAAATCAGGGCCGGGAGGCAACCCGGCCCAAACCATAAGGAGTTAATACCATGAAATATAACGCACTACTCAGCGAGGGGCTTAAAGTTGATGCCGAAGTGATGGCGGTTACAACCGCCGCCGCGTCCACTTCTCGCAATTACGACATGCGCGATTATCAGCAAGCACTGGTCAACGTTTGCATCGAAACCACCGTGGGTATTTCAACCGTTACTGTCGATTTGATGGAGTCCTCGGCGGCTACCGTGGCCGGATCTTCTGCGGCCGGTAGCAAAGCGGGAATGGTACTTGGAGGTGCCTCCACTCTTCTGTCTACTGCCGGCGGTGTCAGAAAAATGACGCTTACGATGTCGTCTGCGACCGCAAACGAGTATTTCTATTTGAAAACCGGCAACGTGTCAAAGAAGTTTATTAACACTACCAGCACGGTACTTCACCAATCGAGTGCGTGGGTGTCCACTGCGCTTTATTTCGGCAGCACGGTAGGCAGCACGGTAAATACTGGGATAGCGCTGTCCATCGATTCACTGAAAACCGCGATTGCTTCAACGCTTGCTTTCGGCAACTCGTTGATTTTGTCAACGGGAACCACTGCAAGTATACTCATTGAAGCTGCAGATAATGCGGTCGGCAACCTCGGCCTGAGCGCGTCGGCGGTTATGACCCAGGTTGCAAACCAGGCTGTTGGCGCCTTTAATATCAGCGCCGACCAACTGGATAGCACGGCAAACAAGCGCTATGTCTCGGTTAAAGTATCATCTGCATCCGAGATACAACGGGCGGCCGTGACGGTGATCAGAAGTGGCGGAAGTTACATGCCACCGACGTTCAGCGGCAAATTGTCAACCTAAAACCGTAAACCTAAAAACGCGGCCCTGGGTGCGAGAAGCGCGGATTTCGGGAGTTATCCGCCTCCCCCTTGCGACTGGGGCCGCAACGCAAGGGGGAATCTATGACCGAAGAGCAAAAGACATGGCAGCGCCACAAACCGGAAGTGCAAACCGTGGAAGACATCGAGTATCTACCGAGCAACGAGATGTCAAAACCAAAGGGCCGTGAATTTGTTATGCCGAAAAAAACAAAGGTGGCCATAGTCGGATGCGCTGACAGCAAAGACGAAGCACCTTTTGGCAATGACGAATTTGAATTTTGGGGTGTCAACAATCTTTACATTACCATGCCGGGGGCCTGGTGGACGCGCTGGTTTGATTTGCACTCGTTTACCAACAAAAACGGTAAATGGTTGAGGCGTGCGGAGGCAGACTTCAGGGGCCAGCCGATAGCCGAGTACATGGCGGGCTTGCAGGCGCTTAATATCCCGATCTATACCCAACAGGCGTGGGCTACTATTCCCAACTCTGTTATCTACCCGGTTAACGAAATAATGGAGCAATTTGGCCGGTATTTCACAAACACAATTTCTTACATGCTGGCGCTGGCTATCTCTGAAGGTTTTGAAGAAATCCACGTTGTCGGTGTGGATATGGCAGTGGATTCCGAGTATGGGTGGCAGCGGCCGAGCTGTGAGTATTTTATAGGCATAGCACGCGGCCGAGGCATTAATATAGTCCTTCCGGATTCATGCGACCTGTTAAATTCTCGGTTCCTGTACGGTTTCCATGAAATTGAAGAAACCAATTTCAGCAAGAAACTAAGTAAAATGGGAACGTCGATGAAAAAGCGGCGCGAAAAAGCCATGCTGCAAGCCGAGCAACTTAAAAAGCAAATGGAATTTCATCAGCGCCAGGTCCACGAGTACAACGGAGCACTTGCAACAAAAGAAGAAATCAACATGCGCTGGAGCAATGCGGTTGACCTTTGGCCACAGGGTGGGAAGGGCGGTGACTCTTGAAAGTTAAAATTGTGAAGCCATGCGTTAACCAGGACACCAAAAAGCGGTTAGAGCCCGGCGATGTCGTAAACGACTTCAGCGCCTTTGAGCTGGGCCGGCATTTCGCAGAAGGTAACGCTATCCCGATCCGCGAGTCCATGGAACGGGCCGTTGACACGCCGGCAGAAACCCGAACAAAACGCCGAAGGAAACCAAGGCAATGAGCTTACGACTCATAACAGCGGCTACGGTCAGGTGTGTAACACAAGACGAGCTTGAAACGTTTTTACGTGTCACCGCTTCTGTGCCGGAAACAAACCTTTTTACCGCGCTTATCAAAACCGCTGAGAGCTATGCCGAAAACTACACGAAGCGGGCGCTCATGCAGCAGACCTGGCGATTGACGTTAGACGCGATTCCGCCGGGCGGAATGATAGAGCTGCCCAGGCCGCCGTTAATTACACCGTCAACGGCCAATGTTACGTTTACCTATACCGACACAACCGGCGGCACACAGACAATGCCGTCAACGTGTTACACGATAGACGCCGAGGCCGAGCCAGCACGCATATATCAGGCGTATGATTCGGATTGGCCTACTGATATCAGGGGCCATAAAGATGTTATCACAATCGATTATAACGTAGGCGCAACGTCGGCCACGGCGGTAGGTGAGCCCATTAAAACCTGGATAAAACTAAGGGCGGGCGCCATGTACGAAAACCGCGAAGCACTGATGGTGGGGACCGGCAATTTTGTGGAAGAGTTGCCGAGATCCTATGTGGACGGCCTGCTGGATGAATTTTGTATTATCGAGGTGGGATAATGCGAGCAGGCAAAATAAATAAACAAATAAGCATACGATATCCGGTAAGCACGGCCAGGAGCACGGACGGTGCGCCTATCGTTACCACCAGCACACTATTGACTGATATTTGGGCACAGGTGGACCCGAAAACAGGCAGCGAAATGTATCGGGACCGAAACCGCTGGGAGGTAGAGGAAACCGACTTTTTTATCCGGTACACGACGGCAACCATCACACCGTCGATGTCTGTTAGGTGGGACGGTAACGATTACGATATTAAAGCGATTATCAATGTTGGTGAACGCAATCGGGAGTTGCAGCTAATTACCAAAAGGCATAGCTGATGGGCATAGAGGGCAAAATATATGCAGCGCTATCCGGATCGACTACCTTAACCGGTCTTGTCAGCTCATCGATTTATCCGGATCACAGGTATCAGGACGATGCGGCGCCGGCGGTTGTATTCTACCGGGCGCCTGGAGGCGACAGGATAAACGATTTGCAGGGATATAGCGGCAAAGAAAACCCGATAATTGAAATAACGATTTACGCCGATTCCGTGGATGCCCGGCGAGAAGTGGGCGACGCGGTTATCAGCGTTATGGCGGCGACAACGCGTTTTAGCTCATTGCTACCGACACCGCCCTTTGACGATTACGACGACGAAACAAATATTTACGAACGTACATTACAATTTAGCGTATGGCATTCGACATAATGGAGGCACAACATGCAGACTCTCGAGACACAGCAGACACGATTTTTTTGGAGCACCTCAACCGCACTTTCAACGTCGCTTGAAATTTTAGGCGTTTTGAACTGGAGCGGGTTGGGCGGGACCGCGCCGGTTATTAACGTAACCGATTTGAAGTCAACCGCCCAGGAAAAGAAAATAGGCTTGCGCGATGGTGGCGAGCTTACGCTGGGCATTAATTATAATCCATCAACCGTTATCTCTCCGGGACTAGAGGCATTGGAGGCAGACGCAGGCACCCGGACAATGCGCAAGATGGCCATCAAATGGTCTACTGTCGATGCCAACGGACTCGGCAAGGAATTTATGGCATACTGCGGAGGTGTCACCATTGACGGCTCAGAAGACGATGTTGTCAAGGGATCTGTGCAGATCGTGCTTGCCGGCGGTGCGAGCAATACCACGTTTGCCACTTAATTAAATTTTAACCAGCAAGGGGGAAATATGGACATTTTAGATCGGGCCGCGATAATGGCCGCGAAGGACTTTAAGTGCAAAACCGTACAAACGCCGGAATGGGGCGGATCGGTAGCAGTAAGAACCTTTGACGGCGAAACCCGGCGGCGCCTGCTAAAACCGATAGAGGGCGGCGGAATGCCCGACGACTGGATGGAGCGAGTTGTTATCGCTTCGGTTTGCGATAAAGAAGGCGATCCGCTTTTTAAGGCAGACGACATCGAGGCGCTATCAAAAAAAAGCGCGGTTGTGCTGGAAAGGGTATTTATTGCAGCAATCGAACTTAACGGCTTGTCTGAAAAGTCCGCTGAGAAAATCAAGGGGGAATCGAAGCCCACCCCGAAATAATGTTTTATTTCCGGCTCGCGCGGGAGCTGGGCTACACGGTAGGCCGTCTACTGCAGGAAGTTTCAAGTCGTGAAATTGCCGGCTGGATGGCCTTTTTAACATTAGAAGACGAGCAACGGGAGCGCAAGAAACAAAAGGCAAGCACGGCGGCGATGAGCGCACACCTCGACACACTGGGCAGGGCCGCTGATAAAAAGAAAAAGGCAAAAGAAAAATGGCAACGAAGGGCAGATTCCAAGTCAAGTGGTACGGTAAAGAAGTCTTGAAAGAAATGTCTTTAGTGACTGCTGTTGAAGAAAAGGCCACCGCCGAACGCGTTATGAGACGAGTGCTAAAAAGAGTCCCGGTCGGCACAAGGACGCGGGCGGCATCCGGAAAATCATACACAAGCCGAACACCGGGCCGTTTAAAGCGTAGTATTAGAATCGGCAAGTCAAAATTTAAGGACGGCGGGTTTTTGGTTTTGGCAGGTGGCAAAATCCCATATTATGCCTATTGGGTTGAACGCGGAACTATCTTCACTTACCGTCAAAAATTTGGGCGCAAAGGCGAGCAGTACATGAAAAAATCAGTTGCACTTGAAAAGGCGCGGTTTATTAGAAATATGCGCAAAAGGTTGGGCGTATAATGGCGGCAAAAGCAGGTAGCATCTATACCGAGATCCGGGCGCGGATGAATAAGTACGAGAAGGACTTAGCCAAGGCCCAGGGCATAACCAACAAATCCGCAGGCAGGATGCAGCGGCGCATTAATAAATTGAGCTTTGATAGCGCCACAAAGAGCCTGCAAAAGTTTGTCGGCGCCTTTGCCGGGGCCGTCGCAGTGAAAAAGTTTGTCGGGTTCATGGGCGAGGCCGTAGCTCTTCATGCATCCTGGGAGCGCAGATTATTAAGAACGGAAGCGCTTATAAAGTCCACAGGCGCTTCGGCTGGTTTCAGCACTCAACAGCTTGAAAGCTTTGCCGTTGAGATGGATAAGGCAACGCTATTTGACAAGCGCGGCATCCTGGACGCCATTAACGTGATGCAGACGTTTCGCAAAGTTCAGGGCTCTATTTTTAAGCAAGCTATCCGGTTAAGTGCTGATTTAGCCGAAATCAACCAAACGTCGGTTAAAGCATCGGCCATGCAGCTGGCGAAGATATTAGAGGCACCGGATAGGCTATTAAGCTCCTTGACGCGATCAGGTATCATTTTCGACAAAGCTCAAGAAAATGTAATTAAAAGCCTGGTAAAATCAAATCGCTTGCTGGAGGCACAGAAAATAATTTTAGGTAAATTGCAAACAGAAATAGGCGGCGCGGCTACCGGGGCGGGCGGAGGAGTAGCAGGAAAAATAGATCTGCTAACTCATAAATGGGGTGAATTTCAAGAAGCCATGTCACAGACCGATGTGGCGGTTAGGGGTATCGAGGCTATTAGCACAACACTGGACACATTAACAGAAAAAATTAAGTCCGGTGAGTTGACAGAAACAGCAAAGAAGCTTTTCCAGGCGTTCACTCCATTGGGGCGTGGGTTGCAGGGCTTTGAACAATTGAAAGAGGCGTGGCGGGATTACTGGCAATTTTTTTCCGATATGGAAAGCGGTGTCATCAGAAAAAAAATTCCGGATCGTCCCGTTGTTATCAGGAAGAAGGTGCCGGTTTCGCCTGAACCAACAAACAAAACAGTGGACCCGCAAGAAGATTACTTCCCGCCTACGCCAGACCTGTCAGGCTATGAACGCGGGCGATTTGGCATTTCAGATGCGATTTACGATAACATGAATAAAAGCTCGGAAGACGCCTATGGGTCGATGACAAGCCACGTTTTTGAATGGGAAGACGACACAAAAAAGACCTTTACAGGAATCAAAGACGCTACTGAAAGCATGTCTTATTCAATGGCCGACGCCCTGGCTAATTTCGCCACAACCGGAAAACTTGATTTCAAGAGCCTTGCGGATTCTATTATTGCTAACCTGGTACGGGTACAGTCTCAAATGATGATTATGAAAATATTTGAGGGTATTGGTGGCATGGCTGGTGGCAGCTCTGCAGCCGGGACAACCACAATCCGGGGCGGTGCCGGCGGCGGATACGGCTTTGACAGCGGCGGCCATATCGGGGAACCGGTCAAGGGTTTTGGCGTACAATCCGGAAAGTCTTACGAATTTCACCCAAACGAAACCGTTATTCCGGATAAAAATTTGGCGGCGGCATCTGAAAAGACAGGAGGCGGTAACACCTATAATGTCTATAATATATCGGCATTAGATGCGCCCAGTGTCGTTGATTTGATGCGACGATCCGGCGCTATACCGATACTGGCATCTGAAAACCTATCAGACAACGGCATGTTAAGACAAGCAATGCTTGAGAATTTATAATGGCCATATTTCCAGAAGACATAATACCGGCGCACCCATTTTCGATAGAGCCCGCATGGGATACGCTTGTCAGCACCTTTGACGGCGGTGCCGAGCAGCGGCGTCAGAAATCGCTTTACCCGAGATTTAATACTCGGTTTCGACTACATGCTTTAGAGTCCGCCGACGCTCAAACGATATGGGATTTTTTCATGGCCCGCAGAGGCAGCTTTGAGAGCTTTTACTTTTTCGATCCTATTCCGGATATACCGGGTATCGGCACCACATCTTACGAGGACTTATACATCGGTACCGGCGACGGTGCAACCGAGGTGCTTGACATACCCGGAAAGTCAACATCCAGCCAGGTTATTTATGTCGATGGCGCAACACAGACGCTTACAACCGATTATGTGATACTAACCGGCGGCGGTGACGGCAGCGCCGACCGGGTTGACTTTGTTACAGCACCATCCACGGGCGATGCGATAACATGCGATTTCACCGGCAAGCTGCGGATAAAATGCCGCTTTGCTCAGGACCGGTTATCGCGCGAATTGTTTATGACCATACTTTTTAACTATGGGATTGAACTCAAGGGGTTAGC